TCTGTGGCGTGGAAGTTTTTCACAAGTTGCTTGCGCTGTGCTGCGGTAATTAGTTTCATGTTATTTTTCTCCTGATGAAACGAAAAAATCCCACCCCGCACGAGGCGAGGCAGGTTGAAAATCAAATTGATCTTCTAATTGGACAAGAACCTTCGGTAAATTGGTACGCAGCGCAGGTGCGCTGCATACGAGAGGCTTCATCTCAAGCCCAGACTTCATAAATTTGGACTAACGCAGCCTCTTGTTCACGAAATTCGCTACGCATTTCTTCGGTGATTGGCTCGCCTTGATCTAGCTCGCGTTGTTTTACGCCGCCTTCAATCGTTCTCTCTGCCCAATCAATCGCGTCGCTTTCGTGATCCCAACGAGTGGTTTCGGGGTGTTGGTCTAGCCAATCACAAGCCACAACGACCTCGTATTTTATCGCGTTTTCTATCGCTTTCTGCATGTTTTTTCTCCTGATGAAACGAGTAAAAGCCCGACACAGGAAGTGTCAGGCTGGAAGTTTTTCCTTCCACTTGGTTAAGAACCTTCGGTAAATTGGCGTGCGTCACAGGTGCGCTGCATGCGAGAGGCTATGCCGCAAGCCATTCGTCGAAGGTTTTTAGCGGCAAGCCCGTGCCAATTTCACAGCCTGTGCCATCGTCTGCAAGCGCGATGTAATTGTCGTAAGCTTCGCGTAGCGTCATGTTTCTGTGTCCAATCATGTTGCCACCTCGTAGTCGCAAGCTTGCATGTCCAACCATTCCGAAACTGACAGCACAGCCTCGCGTGAGAACACGCATATGCCTGTGTTGTCGGGGTCAACCATCCCAAGATAATCGTTGTAGCGTTTACGCATGTCAGCGTGATGTTTTTGTATTGCGTGCATAGATTTTCTCCTGTTTTGAACGCAAGAAAAAACCCCAACGCGATGCGCTGGGGTCTCGTGTTTATGGCGTTATGCGTAAGCTGGCCATTCATGTTGTGGCGCAGGTAATGTTTGTTCTTCGGGATATGTGCAAAATTCGCACACGGTAACGATGACGCCTTGCGTCGTGATAACGCGAACGTCGGTTCCATCTTCCGCAAGTGCTTCTTCGCATCTTGGGCATACTACGCGAGGGTATTCCATGTTGATTTCCTTGTGTTTTGTGCAAGCTGGCATCATCAGCGCGAGGAGCTAATCTCTCGCGGATCAGGAGGCTTTCGCCTCCTGATTTCGCCATTATGTGCGAGCAGCGACCACTGCGTTGAAGAAAGCGGCGAGTTGCGCATCGTCCACATTCGCAAGCTGCGCTGCCAGCGCATCCATGTTCAACGCTGGCTTCGCTTTCGCTTTCGAAGGCTTCGCCTTGGCTTTCGCTTTGGGCTTCGCCTTCGCTTGCGGTTTTGCGACCTCTGGCTCTGCGACTTTCGCAGCGGCTCGAAGAGCCGCGAAAGCTGCTTTCTTCGCGTCGCCTTGCAACGAGTACGCCTTGACGCGAGGTGCATCGTTTTCGGTCATCGCTTTCGCAAGCGACTTCCAACGCTTCTTCGGAGATTTCTTCGAAATCTCTAGCGCAAGTGCGAGGACTTCTTTGCGACCTTTGGCAGTTTCGTTGACCCAAGCTGATGCGACGTTCATCGCGGATTTTACTTCGATGGCTTTCATGTGAAAACTTTCCAGTTAAACGAGAAATCGGAAATCGAAATCTCTACTGGGCTAAGAACCTTCGGTTCATATGTGTATGTGTAGCTACACCTGTGCATATCTACACATGCACGACCCCAATATTTGACCATTTGGTCAAAAAATGCCAAAGTGATGAAATCAAACCAAAAATACTTCTTCGAAGTATTGTACGCGACCTCGCGCGGGTTTTTTTTTAAACGCGCACGAAGACCAAAAATCCATGTTAACACCCCTAGAAGGGGTGTTAAAACGCAGGAAAAACAAGATGTTAGAAGCAAATTGCCACAATCTTGACACTATTTTGAATGGGGGGGGGATTAGGCCACTTCGCCGTTTGCTTTTCCCGCGCAGATTGTCACTTCCCACGAGTAAGCGAAAGAAAATTTTAAAATGAAATCGTTCGATGGCATCAACAAAGGCACAGAATTACAGCAGAAATACTTCCGTACACGCTCAAGGACGATACTAACTTGTATTACATGCAATAAAGAATACGAAGAAATCGCCTCAAGAGTGGCAAGGGGTTCAAAATATTGCAGCAAAAAATGCAGAAAACAGAGCGACCTTTTCAAAAACATGCCCGACGAAGCAAAAAAAGCACGCGCAAAAAAAATTTCAGAAAAAGTTAAAGCAGGAAACGGCTGGAAAACTAGAGAGCATAACAAACAGGTAAAGTTAATGACCACCGCATTAAAAGTATTTAACACTCACGCTCCGCGCGGCTTATCCCCACGAGAAACTTCAGAGATACGCGGCATGATAGCAGAGTTTGTAACAGAGCAAATTGTCGTAGCCAACGAAGTAGTGATGCACGACAAAGAGTGGACGCCCACACAGGCTCGCGTCTTTGGCATGTTACTTAACAAAGTAATTCCCGACCTAAACAGCAACCACACCAAGCTAGAAGTCGAGACCAAAGACATCACCCACCTCTCGCGCGCAGAACTAGAAGAGATAGCCGCTGGCGCAAAGCTAATAGAACATGAGCCACGCACAAATGAAGAAGCAAATGAAGAAAAGTAATCCCAAAGCCACCCCCATCCAAAGCGAGGCCACAATCCACCAATTCGCCCACGCTATGTCCCAACAAGACTTATCATCAGTACCCCCTCACAAGCGCGCATCGGCCATATTCGACCATTTCATTACAGTAATGGCCCAATCAACACCTGATCCCACCACAAAGGCAGAGCTACTCCTCTCTCAACGCCTACGCCGCGCCCTACGCTAAGCAGCGAGCCAAGAAGCAAGCACCACACACAATGACCACACAAAAAATTCCCCAAAAAAACTACAACTCTGCCGAAAGCGTGCGGCGACGCAAAGCCGCCGCCCTACTCCTCAAGTTACGCGACGCCTCAGAAACATTCGAAGGTTTCGTCCGTCTCCTATATCCCGAATGGACCCTCAGTGACTTCCAATTAGAGCTAATCCACGCCCTAGACGACCTCGAAAAAGCAAAGTCCCCCAAAAACCTCTTAATAACAATGCCACCTCGCCACGCAAAATCAACATTCGGCACAGTCCTATTCCCCTCATACTACATGATGCGCAATCCTAGCCGCTACACCATGTCATGTTCCTACAACAGCCAACTAGCCACCGACTTTGGCCGACAAATTCGCTCCGTAGTCGAAGACAAAGCAATCCCTCAAGCCTTTCCCGACTTCCACCTATCAACAGACAGCCGCGCAGCAGACGTCTGGCGCACCGAAGAGGGCGGCGCATACTTCGCAGTAGGCATTGGCGGCACCACCTCTGGCCGACCAGCAAATCTACTCTTGGTAGACGACCCCATCAAAGCCAGAGAAGACGCCGAAAGTATGTCCCAACGAAACAAAACGTGGAACTACTACACTTCCGCTCTCGCCACCCGCCTTCAACCAGAACTAGACGGCACACGTCCAAAGCAAATCATAATCCTCACACGCTGGCATCCAGACGACCTAGCTGGCCGCCTTATGCAAACAGAAGACTGGGCCGAAAAACGCTGGAAGCACATAAACTTCCCCGCAATAAAACAAGTAACCAAAACCAAAACAACAGGCCGCCACAAGCTCCCCACATCCCACCCCCAGCATCTCCCCATAGAAGAGGCCAGAAAGCTACCCAACAACCAAAGAAATCACAGCGAAAAAGTAATAGTCGAAGTCCCCCTCTGGCCTTCACGCTTTCCGCTAGACGATCTTCAACGCCGCCGCCGTTTAAACCCCCGCGAATTTGCCAGCCTTTACCAGCAAGAACCCTTCATTCAAGGCGGCAACCTAATCAAAACAGAGTGGTGGCAAAAGTATCCCCACGACTTACGCCCACAAAACTTCGCCACCCTAATAATAACGTGCGACACCGCCTTCAAGAAAACAGAAACAGCCGACTACAGTGTAGCCGTCACCGCTGGCATGGACCGAAACGGCGACATATACATCATCGACATTATGCGCGGCAAGTACGACTTCCCCGAACTCAAGCAACGCCTAATCCGCTTAAACAACCGTCACAGGGGCAACGGCTTACGAGCATTATACATAGAGGACAAAGCCTCTGGCCAATCCCT